TCTTTTCACTTTTTTTATCTTTTGCAGGCACATTGAAGCCATAAAATTCAGATTTTGGATTTCTAATAATCTTCTCTAAATTTGTATCAATACCAGTTATACCATCTGTATTAAGATCTAAAGAACTATACCCTTTTGAAGCCACATCTTGATTAAATTGATCAACTTTATCACCAACATCTTCGTTATTAAATTCACTGTTTAAAAAATATTCATTTAAAATACTCGTTTTGAAAAAATCATTATCATAAGATACATCTTGAGAAGAACCACCCTGGAATTTTCTATAAACAGCTCCAGATAAATCATTACCGCCTACTTTTTGTTTATCTAATTCATCTTGTGACAAGTTCATTCTTTCTTGATTTATTTGTAATGAACTATACACTTTTCGTCTATAATGAGCTTTTGCAAGTTTTAATGTTTCGTCTTTTAAACTAATATCTCCTTTCTCATCAAACTTAAATCCTAAAACATCATCTTTTTCATCTAAACTAATTACATTACCATCTTTATCTAGATACTTCATGCTGTTATAACTTGCATCAAGTTTGTCTTGTTTTAATGGACCTGAATAACCGCTTTGCCATGGAGCTCTTACTTGCATCTGCTCATAAGCATAAGCTTCCCAAAACTTTTCGTCTTGAGAGTTTATATGTGTTTCAACAGTGTTTTTAAATACATCTAAATTTTCTTTTCTTACATAGACATTTGTGTCCTGTAATCTTTGTAATAAACCAAACTCTATTGGGTCTCCATTTGGATCAATAAACTTTCTTTCTCCAAGCATATTAGAAAAATTCTTTATTTTTTTTACAGTATGGTCGTCATCTATTTTGTCCCATTTAACATAATTTGGGTTTACAGCATCTTTTAAGGGCTTAACAACAGACTTTACTTCTGTTTTTTTTGTAGCAGGGTTGTAAATTTCATAATTACCAACCATATATTTTTGACCACCTATCTGCTGAATATCCATAGTATGTTTGAGATCTTGCCTCATCCCACTACCATCAACATAAGACCCTCTAGTGTTTACATCATTTAAATATACATTAGTAAGTTGGTCTTCAGTTAAAGAAGAAAGGTTGTCATCTTTACGAACCTCCTCTATGTTTTTCTTCATTATTTCAGGCATCTTGCTTATAATAGAGGCCTCTGATGTTTCTCTTGCAAAAGCGGCAGTAAGTTCGCTTCTAGAAATCTCTCCTCTATCATTCATACCTATAAGCTCTTGCATTCTAGTTCTAGCCAACTGACCAGCTTTCATATACATGTTATCTAAATCCTGAATACCAGTGACAACATAATCTGAAGCTTTAGACAAAGCAGCCATCTGCTCACCTCTTTCCTTAATAACACCCTCTCTAATTTCTTGAACTCTAGCCATACCTGCAGAGTAAATCTTAGATACTGCTCCGTAATCTACTTGAACTGGTTGTACTAATGCGCCTCCTCTGTATGCCATATTATTTTTATTATTTTAAAACAAATTTTGAAAGAATCCTCCAACTTTTCCAAGTTGTTTTCCAAAAAATCCTTTTACAGGTTTTAAAAACTTACCAACTTTGGTCTTACTTCCTAAAAATCCTTCTCCACGATTTCTTTTATCTTTTCTAGCCTGTCTAATTGCGGCAGGATCATATCCTGCTTGTGCAAATTTTGCTTGTTCAGCAGTACCATATGCTGTGGCTATTTGACCAAGTCCTTGTATAGCTTGAGCTTGTTGAGATTCTCCTGCCATAAGTTGTTGACTCAAACTTTGTAACTCTTGCTGATCTCTAGCTTCTTGCATTTGTTGTCTTCTTTGAAAATCTTGTCCTCTCATCACATCAAATTGAGACTCTTTTTCAATCATTTTATTTAAAAGATTTAACTCTTTCTGCCCTATCTGTTCTTCACCAGCTCCTAATAGTGCCATAGCATCACTTGCAGATAATCCTGCTGCCACGTCAACAAGACCTGATCTTTGTTGTCCTATTTGTTGTAGAGCAAATTGCTCTTGTTCTAATGAAGGTTTCAATGTATCAAAAGCGCCTTGACTCAAATCTTGATATTCAAAGTTTTTTAATCCTTTTCTTGCGTCTGAAGCCATTTGTTCTCCACCCATAAATCCTTTTATTGCTCCTGCAGCTCCAGTTATAAGTCCCAATGTTGTAAAGAATGCCATAGTCTTATTTTTTTAATTATACAAATATACAAAAATTACATGTAGCTCTTTATAACTTCTGAATTAACAGCATAAAGCTCCACGAAACCTGTAGAATTGTTTGTTAGTTTTATTTTAGCGTGATATCCTCTTAATCCAAAAGATTCTGATTCTGGATTTTTGACCACAAAACAAAAATTACTTTGTGCTGGGGTGTTTGTTGACGACACTGTAGTTATAGTTTTATCTGAAACAGTATCAATAACCCCAATAAGCTTTGTTGCCCCATCATTGAAATACAAACTGTCTCCTCCTGTGTTTGTGTCTGGGTCGCTTACTTGTATTTGATTCGGTATAGCTGAAGAAAAAATGTAATTATTAGCTGAAGGTGTAGATTGTAAATTACCTAATCCTTGTATTGATAGTTCAGTAAAATTTAGATTATCAGTTGATAGTCTTCTAATGTAAGAATACTTAATACCTTCTTTGTCTTCAAATTTTAAATCACTACTAGAGCCTATAGCTCCTTGTTCTAATTCCGTGTCCAAAGTAGCAAACCAGCTTGTGTTATTTGATTCTAATGAAACGGCTTTAAAAAGCTTTATGTCAGAGGGTCCGTCATTTGCAGAAAACTCTACATGACAACCATAACTTGTTCCATAAAAATTAGTTCTTGTATTATTATCGTCATGCAAGTATAAGTTTCCGTTTTTAAAAGTATAAAAACTATTACCTATTCTCTCCATCCATTCTGGTTCATAAGAATGAAATGATGTCCACGCATTGTTTATTTCGTCAAATGTTATTGTTGTTGCCATAATTAACTACATCCTGTTGTTACACCTAAATCACCACTACCTGATACTGGTCTACAATCTGTTCCATCAGTATAAAAATACGCAGGAGCAGGATTATTACCAGCCGAATCAGTATATATCTTTGAAGATATTGCAAATACACCTCCAGATTGAGCACTACCTACATCTACATAAAATGTTCCTGAGTTTCCTCCTGGAAAATTACTACAAACTGAAGCACAACTAATACTTCCGTACTCTAAAGTTACAGGGTATAAACCACCACTACCACCACCTCCAGAAGCAAGTATACCTATTTCAACAGTAGCTATAGCAGAACAAGCTCCGTCTTTTGTAACCTTATACTGAAACGAATCAAAAGTTGTTGCAGATCCATTATGATCATATGTTATTGTTTTATCTGTGTTCACAATCACTGATCCATAAGACGGATACGAGTGAATTGAAACTGTATGAGTACCTGAAACAGTATCATTAGATAAAACATTTATTGTAGTAGAAGCATTATTAGCTAATCCTGTAACAGTATCATCAACTAAAGTTGGAACTACATCAATATAATCATATACTAAATATAAATTATCTGTAGATGAACTTTCAGTAAATGTAAAAGTTATGCTATTATCTTCTGAATCTGTTAAATCAGTTTTTGTAACTGTAGGAAAAGTAGCAGCTGCTATTATATTATCTACAGTAAGTCCAGAAGAAGATGACACTAAGTATCCTAACCTATTACATGTGTTAAAATCTCCTGAATGGTATCCTTTTTGTTTTAAAGATGACATTGTTATTGATTCTCCACTATTTGGAATGTACTCAGATCCTTTTTCTTCTGTAAAGTTTTCATTTCTAGTAATACCAGATGAATCAAAAACATCTTCATCAAAGTAATATGATCTAGAACCAACTTTATATCTATTAATAATAGATTTATTTTCTTCAGCTGGGTCATTAATTACTATAATAGTAACCTTTCTTGTGGCTACTACTGGACAAGAATGTGTTAATTGAACATTACCCACAGAAACAGAAGTTAAAACAATAGTAGCTGCTCTATTTGCTAAAACATCAGCACTAGAAAAAGCTACCGTAAAACTACCTGAACCACTTAATGAATTATTACTTGTAGTTACGCCATTTATAGTTACTACTGCATTAAAAGTTCCTCCAGCTACATAAGCTATAGTTATGTTGCCAACTTTTTGACAGTTTAATTCATAAGTATAACTCTCTGAAGCTTCTGTAAAGTTTCTAGAAAGTATTGTATCACATTCAAACTTATCATTTACAACTCCAAACGGAGATTGATTCATTGATAATACATATTGATGATATTTTGGATCAAAACCACCTATATTAAATGAATTTTTATATTCAAATAAATTGTTTTTAAAGTAAGACTTCATACCTAAATAAGATATAGGGGTAATTCCGTCTTGAGAAAGTCTTAACACCACACCTCTTGAAGAGTCTGTAAAGTACATTCTACCTGCATAAAAGCTAAAGCTTTCAGGATTTTGTGATATACCATATTCTCCACTAAAAGGAACATCTTGCCCTAAGACATCTTCTATTTTTTGTAATGACGCTTGACCGCTAGTATTATATAATAAAGACTTTCCAAATAAAACTTTAGAAACTCTATCTTCTTGGAAAACTATTAGGTCTGTTTCTCTAGAAAATAATTTTTGTACAGAACCGAACTTACTGTCTAAAGTCTTTTTGATACCTCTAGAAGAATTAAATTCATTTAAGGAGTTATAACTTGTTTCAGCATTATACTTTTGTGAATATATTAAAGTGTTTTTTAAATTCACTTTTTTATAACCATCAAGCAAAGCTAAATTAGGTCTATAATCTAAATCATAAAAAGGAGATAGTCTTTCATCTCTAATTTGTATACTTTCAACACCATTACCAAAAGAAAAACAATTACCTATATTTAAATCACATATACCTGGTAAAGAAGATGTTTGAGTTTGTGTGTTACCAACATGAAAACCATTAACAATATCAAAGGTTTGTTCTGTTTCATAGTAAACATCACTATCTAAGTCTTCAGGATCTGTTTCAAATATAGTTATACCTTCAACAAGAGCTAAGTTTATTTTTGCTTCTAAAAACCCTGTTTCAGTTTGTCTTGTATATTCAACAGTTTGAACATTCACTCTGTGTCTAGTTGTAGTTCCTGATCCTGTCTTGCTAAATGTTAAATAAAATTGCTCATCTTTATCAGTATAGTAAGCTTGACCCTCTGGCTTCACCCAAGATGTTTCTGCAATTAAGAATTTTTCAAATCCTGATGTAGTTGCGTCTCCTGTATAATCACCAGAAACAATAAATTCTTTTTCATAATATTTTGAATCATCTCCTTCAGAATCTTGTCTTTCCCAAGCTTCAAATTTAATATTTATAATACTTCCTTTAGTGATATTTAGATTTACATAATTAGAACCATCTTGATATTGACCTAATCCAAACTCATCTTTTGTTGGAATTGTTACGTTTGCAAAACCTTGATTAGCAGAACTAAATAATCCCCAAGGAATTCTATCAGACCCTTCATATTCAGCATAATTATAAGGATTAAAGTCCATATTAAACCCAACTGGTTTTATTTTCATATAAACTCCAACTCTTTCTTTTATTTTGTTGTCAAAAGCGTCTTTATTACCTTCTAACCAGCCTTCGTCAGAACTTGAATCAGAGGTTTGGTCTACATCTAATTTTGTTTTTTGTGCCACTTCTAAGACTTTAACCTTAACCTCTCTGTTAAGTGGACCATCGTCATCAGATTTTACTACTAAATTCGTACCTTCTTCGACCTTGCCTATATTATTACCTGAGAGTAAAACCCATCTATACAATCCATCTTCATAAAAAAATGTACTATAAATATTATAATGTAAGTTTCTATTTGTTTTTATAAAAAACTTAAATCTATCTGCCCAGTATGGAGCTTTGTTGTTTATAGTAAGTTTTGCTGTATTTATATCTATAGAGTTTTCTATAGGGACAAATATTTCTGAAGAATCATTACCAACCGTACTTGTTGTTGGAATTATTGTTGAATATCTTCCGTATTTATCTAAATATACCAACCCTAATTCATAACTTCTATTACTTTTTAAGGATAAACTATTAGAAGAAGGCCTTAAAGTGTATAATGAGTTGTCTTGAAATTCAAAATTTTCTATAAAAGTTGTTGAACTAGAATCTACATATATTATTGATGGTGCTAAAACCACTATACTTGTAGAAGTAGAAGAATCAACGGAAAACTCTCCATAACTTGTTGTTGAATTATTTGGAGGAACTGTTGTGTTTACATTTTGAACAAAATTACCAGTTAAAAAAGTTAAAAGCTCAGAGAAATCGTCAGAATTAGCTAATTCAATAGCATTAGAATATGTTTGAGACAGCTGTATTGCGTTATTTCCTGTAAAAGTTCCATTAAAATAAAGATTTGGAGAGGATCCAGCTTGGTCAGAAGCTAAATCTGCTCCAAGCAACAAATAACTGCCTTTACTTAAACTTTTTCCTGTTAAATCTAAAGTTAGCTTTCTTTCTGAAGAATCTATACTTGAAGTACCTTCTGTTCCTTCTTGAGGAGATGATACTTTTTCTGCCTTATAATCAATTCTTATGACATTTATATCGTCTACATTTTCTAAAAGATCATATTGACTTGTTATGTTCCCAAAAACTAATCTGTTTTCTATAAACTCTTGAGCTTTTGCAGTTAAAGGGACGTCGTCAAATATTCTATTAATTTCATCTTTAGGTAGAGATCTGTATATTTTTTTATTACTAAAAGAAAGCGTTTTTTCTACATTGTCTATAAAATAATTTTCTTTCTTATTTATATTGTCTATTACATATACTATACCTTCTTTTGGGTTTTTAAAACAAACCTGTATATCTGTGACTCTTTTGTCTCCTGTGTTATATTTAATTCTATATGCGTTAAATACATTAACCATGGCTTTGTTTTCCATGGTGCTAAAATCTAAATCAAAATTACCAGGAACAAATTGATAATGTGAAAAAGAAGATAATGCAGAGTATTCTCCATCTAGATACTTATATCTATATGCAAAAGAAAAAAACCTTTCTTTTACGGAGTTTTCATCTACTTTAGGTGTGTTATATGGTGAAACTGTAGGTGCATTTCTTGGTGGTTTTTTGTAAAGATTTATATCATCTTCATCAAAATTATTTGTTCCATAACCTTTAGCTCTTTCTATACTTACACTTCTTGGAGGATTTATGCCATCAGTAAACAATAATAAATTTTTATCAGATACTATATTATAAATTATATCTATACCTGTAATTTTATTAAGTTTATTAAAATTTAAAACTTGATCGTCACCAGACCTTGTATCTGCTAATACAACTGCACTTAATTTTTTTATAACATCATACTCATATATAAAAGAATGTCCAGAGTCATTAACAGAAAGCCAGTATATTTTTTCATTAGCTTCATCAGAAACAGAACCTATACACATAGGGTTCCCTGATTCTGAATTAAAAGTTAATTTTGTATTACCCTTTTCGTTTTCTACTGCACCGGCATCAGATCCATCAGAGTTTAATACACGAATATTTAAAGCATCAGTGTATTCTCCCTTTGGAACTAACCTTTCGTCAACATCTTTGTTGAGTTTACCTTTTGAAAAATTACTACTTAATTTCATATTATTTAATCCACTTATCTCTTCCTTTTAATATCTGTGTCAACTCGCTTAGTTTTATAGTATTCAGTCTTATTTTTGCATTTCTAAGAGAAGCATAAGATTGTTTTTGCGCTCTTCTTACTATATATTCTTGAATACCAAACTTAGATTTTAAAATTGTGGATTGTAAGTAGTCATACATAAAAGTTTCAGCAAGTTTATGTACTTTGATTTCACTATCAGCATATCCATACAGCCCATCAGAAACATATTCTATAATAATATTTTTATCTTTTAGGTTTGAGCTGAATAATATGTATCCTTTGTTTTTATCTATTAAATAACTTCCGTTATGATTTGCAGAACCTGTGTCTAAACCAAATCTTTTACCTAAAGCATAAGAGTCTGGTTGTGTTAACTTATCATTTGTGTTTGATTTCCAATTATCTTCAATTATAGCTGTTCCTTTCAAAGCATTACCGTCATTATCCATCAATATATTTCTTGTTGCAGAATTATCTTGTAAATAAGAATCTGTAATTTTTGAGTTGTAATTTTGTGGTATAGGATGTGTCATACCATCATCACCTACATAAGATATTTTTGCAGCATTTACAAAATCATGTGGTAAATGTACTTTAAGCGTTTCAGGGACTTGAACCTCAAAGCCAACCACTTCCCTTAAGGCGTCGTAGTTAAGCTCTTGTATAGCCCTTTTAGCGTGAAATACAACCTCGTTTCTGTCTATTTTGTTGATTACCTTGTCATCTCCAACATAAGTCAATAAAAAATTATTAATTATGTCTTCTAATAATAAATATTGATAAGTACCCCAGTTTTCACCTGATGGGTCATTACCATTATTTTGGTAATACTCTCTTTGCGATATGCTTTGTCCTATTTTTGGCATCTAATTAAGTATTTTGTTTTTGAAATTCTTGTGTCTCAATAGCATTAGTAACTTCTAATACTTCCTTTTCTCTAATACTAAGACCTGCAAATTTGCATATTTTTATTACTAATTCTGTTTCGTCTGCACTTGATATTTCAAAATCTACTGAAGTATCTTGATTATAAACTGGGTCAGAAGATATTGTATTGTATCCCCAGTGCGGATCTGATGGTTTTTTTATATAATTACATTTTAAAGAAATTTCAGAACCCTGTGGAGTTGCAGCCGTGTAGTAAATACTAAGAGGTCTTGCAAAAACCTTTACACCTTCTCTTTTAAATACTGGGTATGTAACAGTTGGTTGAGTTAAATTGCTGTTCACAATCATATCAAACTTGTGCTTGGCTATTTCTTGTAAAACTTTTCCATTATAAGTTAAATTGATAAGCTTATATAAATTAGATGGAAAAGAAAAATAATCATCTTCACCTCCAACACTTACAGAACCTACATCAGTGTATTGTAATGTAGAACTTGTTGCAAATAAATCTATTTTGTTCTGTATTTGAACAACACTATCACCATAACCCAAAGCTCTTTTTCTTTGATTTTGTAATAAAACAGCTCTAGAATAATCAGAAAAATAATTTTCAAATATTTCTAACTGAGCTTGTTTTGCAAAATAATCAAATTCAGAAGGAGCGATGTATCCTCGATTGTCTTTATTCAATAGAAATAAAACTGTATTTCTTACACTATTTATCATAGGAGATATTTTCTACAAAAGTAATAAAAAAAAAGAGGTCATATCTCAGGCCTCTTTTCTTTGCATATAAAAATAACTAAGGATATTACAATTTGTTTGTAATATTTTGTAGAACATCAAGACCTTCATCAGTCTTAAAATACACAGCTAGTGCTGAATAAACGTTTTCTCCATAAGGAACTACAATAATCTTTTCTTTCTTATTGTCTCCCCAAACAACAGTTCTGTTATCGGATTTAACGTGTAAAACATTCATTTCAACAGCTCTTACAGCTATGTTTCTAAGTTTTAAATTTTCGTCATTTAAAAGATCCATAAATTCAGACGAGTTATTTCTAGCCCATATAATCATGTCTCTTCTAAGTTCAGAAGATGTCATTCTTGATATTAAGTTTTTATTTTTTAAAACAACTCTTGCTATAGCCTCTAAGTCGTTTATATCCATATCTTTTGCTGCAACTTGTGCGTCTAGTGAAGAAACCATAGTCTCTACATCATCTTGTGCATTTTTTTCTGGGTCAAACTCATAAAACTTTTTGTTAAACTCTGGATGCATAAGTAAGAACTTTTGAAGATTTAAATTATAATCTTCTACTATTAACTTTCCATCTTTAAATGTAATTGGTTCAATAGTTGCTATTCCATCTTGTTCATCAACAAAAGGAGATATTTGATTAGTAGCCCACCTTAATGCTCTATTAAGTTGTCCATCAAAGTATGTTAAGGGTTTTGAAGACGTATGTTTAACATTAATCATATGTCTGATAGGTGTTTTATTACCTTTTAAAAGAAATATTCTTTTTTTTCTCTCAAGTTTTGGAAAAATTATAGAATACCCTGTGTTTTTTGTTTGTACTGCCATTATATTAAAATTTAATTAGATTAAAAAAAAGGGGGAAAGATAAATCCCTCCCCCATTAAGATTATTGCATCAACATGAAGTTGTTAACTCCCATTGTACATAAAGCTCTTTCTGATAAGAAATGAACTTCCATATTGTCTTTATCTGATGTAGATGCACCACCAGCAGATCCAGTTACCCAAGACTTGTATTTTCTGTCTTCAGTAGGAGAGACTCTATATCTTACGTGTAAGAAAGGTCTTTTTGCATTTTCTCCTAATACTTGATCGTAAATAGTAGTTGTCCCAGCAGGAACTAAAATACCATCAACTCCACCAATATTACCTCTAGTAGTAGCGTCGTTTAAGTATTTCCAGTCAGACTTATAAAAGTCATATCCGATTCTAAATCCTGTAAATCCAAGATTTAAAGCCATATCTTCGTCATTATCGAATAAACCATAAGAAGAAGTAGATGCTCCACTATTGTTTTGAGCAGCTAATACTGTGTCGATTTTAAAAGATGTATCTCTGTTTACAAATAATACATTTTCTTGAATTGCTCCTTCTTTATCAAGAACTTTAGCAATATTTTCAAGATCAGTTCTGTCTCCGATATCTCCACTTGATGTGTTTCCACTGTTTTCGATTTCGTAGAAAAGACCTTTTGTACCTTTGTAACCTGCAGATAAAGCTCCAGATCCAGAAGCAGCTGGTTCACCTTCAACCATTGAAGTCTCTAGGTAATCCTCGAATCTTAATCTAGTTTCATGCTCAGATTTTAAATACCATAAGAATCCGTTTGCTCCATTTTCAGTAGTAACTTCTACCCATCCAACGTGTGCCATTTCAGATCCGCTTACTTCGTACTTATCTTTAATGATGATTGGATTGTTTTCTTTAGCTTCAAAATCAGCTTCAAGAGATCCATCCATTCCGTTTGTTCCTTTTTTAAATTCAGAACCATAAACGAAAATTGTTACAGCATCTGCTGCATCAAAAGGTCCGTTTCCGTCAGTACCTGCAACGTGTAGTAAATCCTTAGTTGCAAAAGTAGCTACGTCAATAGAATCAGTTGCTACTGCTGTAATTAAAGCTTTAGCTTGAGATCCTGATTTAGAAACAATAATAGTTTGGTTTACTCTAAAGCTATGTCCTGTTACAGCAATAGTATCTAAGTCTGTAATAGTACCAGAAGCTTGAATATGTAATCTTCCTTGCTCACTCCATTTGATTAAATCAGAGCTAGAAGGAATCTCAGCGCCTACCATTCTTAAGAAAGAAGCGATAGATCTGTTTCCATATCTTTCAAATTCTTTTTCATATAAATCTGGAAGATATTGTTGTGCGAATGTGTAATCAGCATTACTAAGGTAGTTAGAGTTTCCTAACGCCTTACCTGGTGCTGGTGTCAATGATGTGCTACCGCCTATAGAGCCGTTAGCAAAATTAATAGATTGTGCCATTTTAAATAATTTTTTTTAATGTTTAACGTTTTTTAATTTTTAATCCAGAACTAAAGTTTGCATTATCTTGCAATACTTTAAACTTAGTTCCACTTTTTGAAGAATCAACATTATTTCTTACAGACATTTCTATGTTTTTTCCGTCTTTTACAACTTCATTAACCGCATCCGATTTGCCTTGCTCATAAAAGAACTTAGCATATTTTTCTGGGTTCATAGCCATAGAAAGAGCTGTATGATATTTACCAGCATCTTTTAACAACCCTTTGTCATCAACATGTTTGTTTATAAAGTTTGTCAAATCACTGTTATTATCTACAGTTTCTTTAACATCTTTAGGCTTATATGTAAGCTTACTTTCTCCTAAGTTGAATTCAAAACCTTTGAAATCATCATTAAAAAACTTGTTAGTCTTATCATTAAAAACCTCACGTTGAGTTTGCGTTGCTTTTTCTTGCTTTGCTGACTCTTCTTTATAATTACTAAAAAACTTAAAAGCTTCTTTATAGTTTTCTGGCACATTCTCATCACTTGACTCAAGTGGAGCTTTGTATCTCTCCTTTAAACTATTAAAATGCTCTTTAGCTTTAAATAATTCTTGTTTTTTTGCAAGAGTTTTCTTTTTTATTTCATACTCATTATCCGTATCTTCTGTGTATGCAAATTTTTCGTTAATTAAAAAATCTACATCAGAATCATCAAGTCCAGGATTATTTTCTTTATAAAAATTTCTAAGTAAACTATCCTCATCTAAATCATCTATGTCTTGCTGAAGCTTGACATAATCATTTAAACCTCTTTTTGTTTCTTTTTTGTACTCAAGATACTTTTCAACTTCTTTTGGAAGCTCTTGCTTTTTTTCATTATTTTTAAGAACGGTATCTAAAGAATCTATATCAATTTTATATTTATCAGATAAAAAATTATTAATTATATCTTCTTTCGATGTCTTTTCTTCTGGCTTTTTTTCTTCAGCAGCCTCCTGTTTTACTTCTTCTTTTACTTCTTCTTTTACTTCTTCTGTTGTTTCTTGCTCTTTTTTTTCAACTTCTTGCTCAACAACTTCTTCTTTGACCTCTTCTTTAGGTTCTTCTTTTTTACTCTTAGATAGATTTATTTTAAAATCTACGTCATTTGAATTATCTTCAATGACTTTTGCTGTGATTTCTTCACTCATAATAAATTAAATTAAATTTTATACAAAAATACTAATATTTATAGCACGTTTTTTTGATTCATATTTTGTAAAAGATTTGCCATAGGATCTACCTGTTCTTCTTCTTGTTCCTCGAAGTTAGTAGGTGGCAAATTTTCTTTTCTTTGAGCAATCATTTTACTTTGCTGTGTAGCTTGTTTTTCTGTTCTTTGGTCTTTTCTATCTTCTTTAAAACTCTCTTTATTTTGAAAATTTTCTGAATCCATTTGTTTTAACTGAAACTCAAACTGATATTTTAATTGAAGCATTTGTTTTTGTATTTCTGCTTCTTGTTTTATTTTTTGTAAATCTAACTGACTTTTTAATTGTTCAAGTTGAGATTCTCCTTGTAGTTTCATTTGAGATTCCTGCATTCTAGACTGAGAAGCAGCTTGAGCTGACTGTACATTAGATTGAGTTTGCATTTGAATAGTAGATTGTTGTTTCTTCATATCCTCTTGCTCTTTTCTCTGTTTTTTTATCTTAAGCAGAGTGTTAGCTAATGTTAAGTTATTTACCTGTCTAATATCTATAGCATCGTCTAAATCTATTTTCTGTGCTTGAATAGATTGTTGTATGTTTTGTTCTAATAATGCTTTTTCTTCTTCATCTGGCTCTAATTCTATAAAAATACCAAAGTCATGTAAATGTAAGTCTCTAATATCATTTAGTATCTTTAAGTTGTTTTTGCCTATCATTTTTGCAAAATCATCTGCAAACTCAGAAAACTGTAATATATCTGATAATCTGTAAGATAATGCTTGACATAGCTTTCTAGTAATAAATAATCCTGATTGTACTATATGTTTTGTTGCAGTATTACTGTTCAAAGCAGCAAGCTTTTGAATACCTACTAAAGCATATTGATCAGGAGCACTTCCATCTCTAGCTTCATTAACACCAGTCACAGCTCTTATCATACCAAGCTGATAATTGTACATATTTATTAAACTTGCAATTTTAGCGTTTGAACCAGAGCTTGTCAATTCTTGAATTGGAACTCTTGCATTATTAAACTCTCCGTCTTCAGTATAACTTCTTCCTATGACTGAACCAGTTTGAAAGTACATTGATAATGCTTCTGAAGGATTATAAGAAGCTCCATTTCCTAAATCAACACTATTTAATCCGTCTGCATCTATAAATACACCATCAGGTATCATTTTAGACACTACTTGCTGTAGTTTTAAATGAACAAGCTGTATTTGATCTGCAAAAGGAATCATTCTTTTCACTAAAGAATCTATTTTTCCTTTAGACATTTTTATAGCGTTTACTATATACGGAGCAATAGTTTTTTGAAATGAAGATTTAGGTCTAACCATATTCTTCATTACTTCCCATTTTAATATTGTGTTTGTTCCTAAAACCATTACACCTTCATACCATACATCTATTCTTCTAGAAACTTTTTTAAATCTTGCTTGTTCAGTTTTTGGTGGATTAAAAGAACCATCTTTTTTAATTGCTTTTTTTCCTCCGTTATTACCATCTTTTATTTTATAAACTATTTCGCTATCCGTTTTATAAGAAAAATATAATAAAGAAACACTAGATTTATCAAGGCCACTTTGTGAAGTTAAGTTTTGAGTGCTTCTATATCCATCATATCTAGAAGCAGTTTTAACAATTTGTTCTAACTCTTCTTGTTCTAAATAAGGATTTATTTTTTTTAATTCAGAGGCGTGTACAGATTTTACTTCTCCAAAATAATAACAATCTCTAAAGTTTGGATCTTCTGTAGGAGAGTAAACAAAATTAACTGGGTCTACATAATCAACTTTTACACCATCATGCATATCAAAATTGTGTTTTAAAACTGATATACCTAAAACAACATTATCCTCGTCTATTCTTCTTTTAGTTTCTTCATAATCATTTATTTCAAGTAAGGTTTTTAAAGCAGTCTCTTGAGCAACCTCAACACCTTGCTTGTATCTTAAATTCATATAAAGATCAAGTTCTTCGTCAGACTTAGGGACTACAGCTTCATCAAAATTGAAAGCATTTACTCCTGTATTGTCTTTTATAATTTTTAAAGGCTCGTAAGCGATCATGTCAGCTCTTAATTCATTTCTAAAATTGTCTCTTTCTATTGTAGAAAATTGATCTACAGCTTCAGCTTTAATATCGTATAATCTATTAGATATACCATTGACTACTATGTCAACAAATTTAGGAATAATTGGAACTGGTGTCCAATCTAAATTAAGATAAGAAAGATCTCCGTTTATAGATAATTCATTCTTATATTTTTCTACAGGCTGTTCTCCCCTTGCATATAATCGTCTAGTTAAAAACTCCGATCTTATCTCTCCATACAGAGAACTTCCGTGATCTCTTGAAAACCATTCAGACTCTATTGCTCTACCTACACGAAGGCCATATTCTAAACTAGCTTTTTCTTCATCTGGTGCAAATTGATTTGGAAACCCACTCCCAGAATTGAACTTTGGTTTGTTTATCATGTTTATTTTATAATTTCGCTAACAGAACCTTTGTTGCTGTATTTTGCAAAGTTAACATTTATTTGATTATGTTTTTGTATGTTTGTCCGTTGCTTACTCTGGTTTGCCATAATAGCAAAGCCTGAGCTAACTGTAGCATCAAATCTCGTTCTATTATTAATGTCATAATTAGCCCAATCAAGTAAAGTCCTGTTAAAATACAAGTTACCACAAGAGCCATAATCTAAATTATCTATATCATTTATAACCCCAACATGGTTTTCTATATAACCCTCTATAGCTTCTGCATGCACAGATATGACTGCTTGAGAAGATGGTATACCTCCTAATTCTTTCTCTGATTTAGATAAATTGTTTCTATGTTTATCAGGCCTGTTTAATGAAAACCTTCTATATCCTCTATCTTTTAAATAGTATAAAAGCCTGGGTTTATTGTTTTCAACAAGTATAGGCATGCCATAAAAATGTAATGCCATTAAAACATCTTCATAAAATATTTCTGCAGTTGGTGGTCTAGATATGTATTCTAAAAAAAAACTGTTAGTTGGACCGTCGTCCATGTGAAACTTAGTCATACCATGTAAAGCTCCTTTAGACCCTCCTCCTCCAACAGTTCCTGATATATCATAAGAGTCACAACCAAAAGAGCCCATGTGCGCATTACCTGGGATTTTTAAACTTCCTTTTTGAATTACATTATTCATTACACTGCTTGAAGGTATCCATGA